CTGAATTTACTGGGAATTTTGGGGTGGCTGATGGGACTCGAACCCACGACGACAGGAATCACAATCCAGCATTGAGGTGTGGTTTTTCATAGATTATTCAGTCACTTACCGATTTTTCGTTCCAACGGATACGCTACAAAACAGTGCCAGCCATGCGGGTTTCAAGGCATCCGTTGGAAAATTTTCGCGCGTCTTTATTCCGTTGCCTTCGCCTTTTTGACCTTGCGCCGGTCGTAGTGCCTGTGCGTGGTCGCGGGATTGGCGTGGGCCGCGAAATCGTAGGCGTCGGCGTCGCGGCTCTCGAGTTTGGCAGTGATCGCGGCGGGGCGAATGTCAAGCGGAGAGTAATAGTCCCGGTGCTCAACCAACTTATCCGCTGTCACGCCAGCGTCGAGCGAGCGCACGTAGTCAAGCATCACATCCTGCCAGGTCGAAAACAGTCCGCTTTTCGTGTAGCATTTTCCGCCCTTTGCCGGGAATAGGTAGGTCGACTCGGTTGGCTTCACGCGCTCATCTTTCTTGGCCCGCTTGAGCCAATAGTAATAGGTGGACTCCTTCATCCCGGCTTCTTTTACAGCGGACTTGGCTGACATCCCAGAGGCGATCTTAACCGTAATTTGCGCCAGAGTTTGCACGACTTCTGCTGGCATCTGCGCCATATGTACCTGAGCCTGTTCGATACGTGCAACCACCAAACGTAGCCGCGGCGTCCACTCTCGGAGTTTCAGGACTGGCGCCTCTCCTTTTTTGCGCTTCGCCCCCTCGACCGCAACCCCTTGTTTCGTGACGGCAGTCTTTAGCAGCGGGCGAACCTCTGCAGCACGGAAGCCCGTCAGGTAGGTGAACATCGCAAGGCATCCCATCAAGCGCGCATTCCGATTGTCTTGGCGGCGGCTCCAGAGATAGAACCTCACGACCTGCGAGCGCTCTACCGTCCGAACGTCCTTATCGTGGGGGTCGGTGTCCATATCCGTAAATGGGTTGTGCTCCATGACGCCCCAGCGGATAGCTTTCTTACAGATCGTGGAGAAAGCGTAGAGCTCCTTCCACGCCTTGACCGGGGCACCGGCCTTGGCTCTAGCCTCAACGTATTGATAACCATGAATCGTCTTTAGCGCCGTGGGGTGCATCTGTCCGAAAAACCTGATGAGGTTTTCGTAAACTCCGCGGCGTACGGCGATGCCGTCCTTGGACTGGTCACGGTAGTGATGAGGGTCTTCGTCCGTCCTGAACCGATCGATAAGATCCGCGACGGACCCTGCGACGATTACGCCCTGCTGGATATCAAGCGCTTTGCGCTTGGCGGTTCGCTCGGCCTCGATGGTGGCCTGGCGATCCCCCAAGGTTGCGGTGGCAAGCGTCTCGCTGGTACCGTCCGGATGCTGATAATAGAACGAGACCTTGCGCTTGCCGACTCGCTTGTAAAGCCGATCGATCCCGGTGCGCTCCTTACGTGAAGGCGCTGAGGTTTGGTGTTTCGGCATACTTGGCCTGCGATTTTTCCTCTGTGATGCCCATCTTCCTGTCATGGTACGCCCGGGCGACCCGCGGCAGTCCGCTCGATGCAACCTCAAACCGCCAGCGGTTTGTGGTCAACCATGAAATCATTTTACTGCGCTGATTGGGTCTGCAGTCGATCAGCTCCGCCAGTTCATCGGCGCTTAGGTAACCGGTCCCCGCCATCGTCATTCGCTCCTTGCTGCGATTACATTGCTCTCCAATTCGCTGGACGGCCTGATTGTCCAAGGCCGCACCCGCACGCCCATCCTTAACAGCAGCTGCAGGTACGCGCCGGCGGCCAGATGCTGGCTTGCGGATGCGCGGCGGTCAATCATGGCTGCACCCGCTTGAATTCGACCACCCACACCCATGGGTTGGCGTCCCAGCTGCTAGGGCCGTTGATACTCTCCCAAAGGTGCCGGTAGTGGTCGCGAAAGCCCAAAGCCGAGTAATTGCACTTCACGCCTTCACACTCCGCATCCTCGTGGCTGATGTCCTGCAGCCGCTCGACGCGCACGCTGACGACGTCGAGCAGGATGCGGCTGGCCGCGCGCGGCATGAACAGCGACGGGCGGCTGTGCCAGGTCGGCGCCGCGCCAGTACGGCGGCGAGCATCAGGATCCGCGCCGTCGAATCGATAGGCTTGGTCGGTCTCCAGCGTCAAGTCCACGAAGTGCCACTCGTCGCGCTGCTTCTTCTCGCTGTAACGGGTCTCCCAGCGGCCGAAGGCGACGAAGGACTCGCGCACCCACAGGCGGTCGCCGGACCGGCCGTAGGGGCAATGTCTCCAATGCCCGGCCGCCATTCCCTTGCCACTTGGAGAGGGGCCATTCGGCATCCACTTCCCCGTTCCGCCGGCATCGTGGCAGATTTCGGTTATCTCCCACGGCGGAAGGTCTTTCACCACGCGCCGCGTTTGCGTTTTGGTGCCGTCGAGCAGCGCGCGCACCATCGGGGCACTGAAAAGGATCCGGCGCTCTTTCATGCCTGCTCTCCCTTCTGGCTTGCCGTAGCGGCGGACATGGCGGCGTCGATGGCTTCATCCACAGTCTCACGCGCGAACTTCACACCTTTGAAAGCCTGGCCCACCGACAAGTAAAACGCGCAGATTCCCGGCTCGCTCTTGTCACGCAGCCAGCGATACCGCGCCGCATCCTTCGTCTCATCCGCCCCAGCCTGCGCTGCCTGTCCTGCGCCCTGCTGGGCGACGGCATCGCGCGCAGCGTCCCAGCCCTTCCTGAATGCAATCCGGCTGTCCATCGCGCGCTGCACGACCGAATTGTGAGGATTGTTCGGTATCGGGTAAGCAGCCTCGATTGCGCACATGTACAGGAAACCATCGTCCAGCGGCGCAGCCTCATGGCTGGGTGCTGGGGCGCGCTTCCAGTCGGGCCACGTCGCAACCTCGTCGCTGCACCTTTGCAGGTGATCGCGGAAGCTGTTACCGCTCGCGCTTGCCGTGGTGGCCGCAGGGGATGCGGCGGCGAGCAGTGCCGTCCCAAGAGATTCACCGTTGAGTGAATGGTTCCTTGAGTACAGTACGGTCGTTACGTCGCCCTGCTTCATGCTGACGATGACGACAATCGAATCATCCGTTACCGAAGTTGCTACGATAAGGCCAGCGGGCTTGTCGGCAGGCGCTTCGGGCGCGGCTTGCTGGGTGAGGGCCGCGCGGGCCTGCCATGCAACCCATGATGCGGTCTTCGTCCCGGCGTCATAGAACACGAGACCATGCTTCTCCGAGCGGTATGCCACTCGGGCCTCGTGTTCCGCCCATTTTTCCCATAGCGCCCGCTCGTCCGCCTGTTCGCTCACGCGCGGCGCGGAAAGCAGTTCGCGCACGTCGGCAACGAGGAAGTAATCGCCGGTCGCATCGGGAGCCATGACGCAGCCTTGGTGGTCGTATCGCGTCAGCTTGTCCAGGTCGATGCCTGCGGTGGTGCTCTTGTCGGTCATGGTTGTCCTTAATCGAAATATCCATCGCCGCCGCACACCTCGCACGGCAGCAAGTAATCAGTCATTGGATCGCGGCCATCGCCGTCGCACGCCGTGCATGCTTCGCGCTCGTCGTCATCGCTAAAGCAGTCGCCGTCACTGGCATACAGGTCGGCATACGATGGCGACTCGTCCCAATAGTGGCGGTCCTTGCGGCGGGCGACTCGGCGCTGGTGCGCGTTCATTTGCCGCCGACTTTCTGGCTGTCCTGAGAGGGTGCGCGGTGCGCGCCAATGCACTGCCGGGCGTCTATATCAAAACGAGCGATACCACCACGGTCGTTGCAGTCCTTAGCGAACGCGTTGTTCTCGGCGTTGGCCTTCGACCAGTTCAAGTTCATTACGGTCGTGACTGAGATGAGCGCTATTGCGACGATTGCGAAAACCGCGACCATGTTCCGACTCATACTGCACCGCCTTTCTGGCTGTCGTCTGCCTGCTGGGCGGGTGCTCTCTGCCATGCGCGCGCCTCATCGTTGTGTTTTTTCAGGGCCGCCTTGTAGCTGGCTTTTGCCTCTTTCTTGCTAGGCTTCCACTCGCCGATGACTTCCTGCCGGTAGCGCCAGTCCAGGCGCACATAGCGGTATCGGCTCGCGTTGCCCCATTCGCGGTTCCACTCCACACGCGGCGGGTTGATGCCCAGGAATTCAACGAAGCTGTGACCAGTGTCCGCGTCCAGGTATTCCTCGTACCGGGTTCGCTTCGGCGGCTGCGGCAGGTTTTCCAGGGCGAAATCCCGGCCCGCGTCGGTGACATGGAACACCATGTCGTCGGGGTCGCAGAACTTCGGCGTCCGGCTTCGTGCCATCAGCCCTGCCGCTTCGAGCGCCTTCAGGTCGAGCAGGTCGTCGTGGCCGCGGCTGGCGACGAAGTGGTTGCGGTACGGAGCGCGGCGTTGCGGTGTCACGCCCAGCGTGTGGTGCAGCAGGTGCACCTGATGTTCGGTTGCCTGGTTCACAATTGACCTCCCGCGCCCACAGCGGGCTGGCTGTCGTCTGCCGGGGTGCTGGCGGCGCGCTTGAGCGCATCCATGTAGGTCTTGCGATAGCAGACGGCCGGGAAGAACGGCACGTTTTGCGCGCATTGACAGGCCCCATCTTCGCCGCATGGCTTCTCCATCGTCTGCTGCTTGAGCAGGCCATACTTGATTGCCAGTTCCTGTACGTTCTCGCCGCGCCAGTCCCCACCCTCGAACATGCCGTTGATGATGTGGTCGGCAAAGGCCAGCGCCGCATCGCGCACCGCATCAGGCGCGGCCTGTGCCCCCATCGCGGCGTCAATTTCCTTGATCGCGGCATGGCCCTGAGCACGCGCGGTACTGTCCTTCAAGGACGAAGGCGTACCAGTGAATTGCCGCAACAGCCCGTTGATTGCATCACGAGCCGTTACCAATACATCGGATGGCGCGGCCTGTGCGCCAGCTACCCGCGCAGCGATCAGGGATTCGATGTGGGCGATGACGCGACGCTCGATCTCCTTGTTCTCCGCGCCTGTTGTGCAAGACAACGCGTAGAGCAAGCGGCGCAGTTCCGGCGTATCGACGCTCTCGGAGCTGGCGGCGGCAGGAGAGGATAGCTTTTTCGCGGCCTGGAACCCGACTGAGTAGCCGTCTTTCCAGTCCGACGAGAACATTCCATCATCAGGCGCGACCTGCTCGCCCTCCTCTTCCTCATCTGGAGGTGTCTTGACGCCAAAGCACTCTTCCCAATCCACCTGCGTGTGAACCCCAATGCGCCGGCCGCACTTCGGGCAGGGAGTGTTGTTCAGGTCGCGGCCGGCTTGCCGTTCGTCTTCCTGCGCGACTGCTGGAGCAGGGGCGGCGAGGCGCTCGACGGCCAGCGCGTAGATGCGCTTGATCGTGTCCCAGCTGATAGTTACTTCGTGCGCCACCTCGCCAGCATCGCCGCATGTGTCGCAGCTTTCGCCGTCAGGATCGCAGTCGGGGCAGCCAAGGCGCAACGTTTCCTTGAACTCGCCTACTAATACTGATTTCGCGCCGTTCTCGGCCGTGAGCGCCTTCGGCATGAGCACCAGCCCTTCCGGCACTGCCGCCCGCTCTTGCGGTGCGCCGCGCCATACCTGATACGACTCGTCGTGGTCGAAGTCTTCTCCATTGCCGCCCTTCGCGGCGCCCACCTTGCGCGCCCGGTCATGGCAGGCGCCGTCTTCAGTATTTTTATTCATCCTCATCCCTTTCATTCGTTATTGTCTTCAGTTGAATCAGCGAGCTATCGACGGGTGTTGGATCACCCGAAAAGTACACGGCCATTTCAATCGCTCCGCCAGCCTGCTGCGCGGTGACCGTATGGATATATTTGTTGCTTCCATCGTGAAGAACTGGACGGCCGGCGGAGAGAAGCCAGAGAAGCCGCGCCTGGTGCAGGTAAGCTTCGGGGTTTAGCAGGGCGTCGAGCACAGCCGGCCTGGATGGCACTTCTTTCATTTGGACCTCCGATAGGTCTTGGTCAGGCCGCCGTCGACGGCATGCGCGCGCCGGAGCACCGCTCTTGCCAGCGCCGCCCGGTCGACGTGGCTGTGGGATGCCTGGCGCAGCAGCCCGAAGTAGCTGTTAGCCGCTGAGTGCACGTTGTCCGCATCCATCGTGCGCACGCGCGTGATGGCCTGACGCACCGTGCGGCGCCTGGTTCTCATATGCCATGGCTTGATCAGCTGTCCGACGAAGTCGACGCCGCGGTCGACCGGCTGCAGGACCGTCTTGGTGGGGTTGAGGCGCGCGCCCAGCTTCGCCGGCAAGAATTTGTTAATCTTGGCCAGCGCTTCGTTCAGCCACCGCGGCGACCCGTGCAGCAGCACGAAGTCGTCGACGTAGCGCACGTAGTGGCGCGCCCCGATCCTGTGCTTCGCGTACTGGTCGAGCACGTCGAGGTAGATGTTGGCGAAGAACTGCGACGACAAGTTCCCGATTGGAAGGCCAAGATGGCTCGGCTGGCTGGCCAGCCGCTTGTGCGCCGGCACACGCTCGAGCAGGCGTCGATCGCCGCGCATTTCAAAGTCTTGCCGCGGGTCGTGGAACAGGACCACTCCAGCGAGCCACAGCCACCAGGGCTCGGTCACACGGACCGCGATAAGCTTCCATAAAACACGCTTGTCGATCGTGACGAAGAAGTTGGCTAGATCGCACTTCAGGTACCACAGAGGCTTGCTCCAGTTTCCGGAGGCTGCGCGAATCTTCGACTCGAGGCGCCGTGCCGCATACAACGTGCCGCGGCCCGGGATGCATGCGCAGGTATCAGCGATGAACGAGGCGTGAAAACGCGGCGCGATGCGGTTGTAGAGCAGGTGGTGCACGATACGGTCACGGAAGTCCGCCGCCCAGACTTCGCGCGCTTTTGGGCGGGTGATGACGAAGCAGATCGACCGGCCCGGATGGTAGGTGCCATCAAGCAGCTCGTCGTGCAGCCGCGCCAGATTGCGCTCCTGGTCCTGTTCAAACGCTATGGCGCTGGCAGATGTGCGCTTCGTCTGGCGGCAGTCCAGATAGGCTAGGACCAGCTCCTCGAAAGAAAAATCAGCATGGTGGCGGCCGGGATAACCTGCGGACCGCGCGGGCGCGAAGCCTGGCCGACTTGTTGTTGTAGTTCTGGTTGCCGTTGTTGAAGTTCTGATTCCAGGCATAGTCGTCGTTGGCAGCGTGCTGCGGTTATTCGTGCTATCTACATCGCCCCACCGAAGGCCGCAGCGGCCGATCAGCGGGGAAACTGCGCCGGACCTGCCCGAACACTGTCGAGTGGTATCTGCGGTGCGCATGGCGGTGGCCTCGTGAGCCAGCGGCACGACCAGATTAAAAGTTCGCACAGTCATGGTGGCCTTGACCATCATGAAGCGGGCGGCATTGCGGAACGGCGCCATCCATTGGCCTGCTTGCTGACGCTGGTAGTCAGCTCGATCGCGCTGGCATACTGCTTCACCGCGATGAGGCGCATGTCGCGCGCCACCCGCAGCAGCAGTTCAGCCACCTGCACGCGCTCGATCAGCGCATCTAGATGGCGAGCCTTCTCACGCGCCACGTTGGCGCGAAAGATCAAGGTCACGATCTCGACGGTCTCGTCGCGAAGCTTGCCGCCGATTGATGCCTTGAAGTCGCGCGGCATGTTCTTCGACAGGTTAGCGACGAGCACCAGGAGATCGTAGGCGACCTTGTAGATCGGCAGGTTGGTGTGGAGTGCCATGCTGAGAAAGGACTAAATTACTGAATGGTTAATCTGCGGACCGCGCGGGCGCGACGCCTGGCCGACTTGGGGATGTAGCCCTGGTTGCCGATGACGAAGAGCTGACCCCAGGCAAAGTCGTCGTAGGCAGCGTTCTGCGTGGACGACCAGTACCATTCGTCAGCAAAGGCATGCTCGCCGCCCGCAGCAAAACCTTCAGCCGTCGTCTTGGCCGGCAGTTCGCGGTTGTAGGCGAAGGTAGGCGGGGGCGCCGAGATATTCACGCCACTTCGGCCGTACAGCGAGTTAGTCTCTGCGGTTGGCTTCAGATTGCGATAGATGATCTCGAGTTCGTCCTGGCTCGGGATATACCAGTCGGTGTAGCCGCCGATAGCCAGGCCGTGTGCCCATTGAGCCACCTCGCTTCCGGCTTCGAGCATGGCGCGCGTGTTCAGCATGCCGTTGTTGTAGCTGTTGGCATCAGCGACGCGCTGCTCGGATTCGAGCCACGCGACGCCATCCCGTTCGCCTTCCACCTTCGGCGCGACGATCAGCGCATAGAGAATGCCATCGATCTGGATCCGGCCGGCGTAAAAGCCGCCTTCCAGTGAAGAGCCGATCTCCGGCAGGGTGTTCTGGACCTGGGTGTTCACGTTTTCTCCTTGTTGTGAGTGTTAATCTGCTTAAAATTACTGCTTGATGTCGTTACCAGTTGCGCCTTTTGGCGGTGCTGCAGCGGTCGGACGGGATACTTCTTCCATATCGAGTCGGTACCGCTTGGATGTCTTCCCGCCCGAGAAGCGCTGCGCCCGGTAGACGCGGCTGGCTTCACGGTCCAACCGCTCCAGGCGCTCCGCCTCGGTTTCCTGCTTCGTCACGCCTTCGCCTCCCCGCCCATCGCATCGACCAGATCTGCGAGCATCCTGGCGTATTCGCCGGTCATCAGCACGAAGTCGTTGTCGAAGCGTTCGTCATCGCTGTACGGGGTTGCCGCGCTCTCGCGGATGACGTCGAGCGGCTTGACAACCTTGAGCGCGAGGCTGTCGGTCAGCACGAAAGAGATGCGGCTGTTCCAGGTCAGCGCCAGACGAGTGCACTGTTTGCCGGCTGCGATGTGGCGGCGCATGTCATCCGCCTCGAGGGTATGGCGCTTGTAGCCAATCTCGGCCTTGCTTTCGCCGGCGGAGCGCAGCTTCGCGTCCTGGTCGATCGTGAAGCCGTACGGCGCCTCGTCCGATTCCAGCCAGCCGGTCATCACCGCCACCGGCGATCGCTGCACGCGCAGCGATTCCAGCGGCATGCGGTCCACCGCCTTGAGCAGCAGCTTGATCACGTCGTCCGCCTTGGCCGGGCTGGCCGCATCGACCACCAGCCAGCCGTTGACCGGATCGATCCAGACCCAAACGTTGCCGCGGATCGAGAATGCGCGCGGCAGCAGCTCGTCGGCCACGCGCTCCTTCAGTTCCTTCATCGCCTTCTTGCCCGGCGGGAAGCCCTGCTGCTCTTCCAGTTCGGCCGCCTTCGCCTTCGCGACCTGGTTGATCACCGAGCTCGGCAGCAGCTTCTTCTCGGTGCCGAGCACCAGCAGCATCTGCTTGTTGACGACGTGCACGAGCTGGCCGTTCTTCCGCGGCGAATCCCAGCCCATGCGCAGCAGTTCGTTACTGCCGGCTGGAGCAAAGCGCTGTTGCTTGAGCGATTCATCGAGTTGTTCGGGAGTGAATGCCCAAGGCGCGGGCACGCGATAAAGCTGGAGGTTCTGGAAAAACATCGTTGTCCTTGGTGTTGTGGTTATTCTTGCCGAGTCGCTTACGCCAGTTCGGCGCGAGCTCGTGCGAAATCGATCGATGCAAGGCGCTCGATTGCCTCGGCCGGCGTCATGTCGTAGCACTGGGCGACCAGCCCGATGATCTCGTTGTCGTCCGGCCCCGCGATCTCGATCATCTCGATCACGCCGCCGGCAATCGACGCGCACCCGCGAATTCCGGACTCGCGAGCATCTTTCAGAAGGCGGTCGGCGCAGCCCTGCAGCCGGGTACGCTCCGCTTCCCGATCGACGGTCGTCACGATCCCGGTCGAATACGCATTCGGAAGGACTGCGCCAGCTCCAAGCACCGCGACCCGCAAAATGCCTGCTTCAACTGCTTTCATTGTTGTCTCTCCCTGAGTTTTGAAATCTGCTTATTCAGCACTGCGGCCTTGACTGCATGGCGCCACCAGAGCCCGCATCTCCGGTTCCGCACAACTTGGCTCAGAAAGCTCATTGCGGCCAACGCACGGGCAGGCGCTCGAGATCCGGCCAAGTCACAGGACGTGCTTGCGCATACGCGGTCTGCCCCTGGCATCGTGCGTAGTCGGTGACCGTATCGCCCTGGGATATCACGACCAGGAGTGCGAGAATCGTCATGCACCCGAAACAGAGATAGAGCCTCATTGCGACACCTCGACAGGTTGGGGTTGAGAATCCATGCGATCAGCCTCGGCGCAGAGAAGCAGGAGCCCGAAGGTAATGACCAGCGCTTGAGCGATCGTGCGGATCACGGCAGCGGCATGAAGCTGAGAATCAGGGCACCGTCGTCGTAGATGGCGTCCATCAGCGCATCTCGGTCGCCGATGCCTACATAGCGCTGCGTCGCGCCGTTCTCGTACTTCGCCGTGATTAGGTATCTCATGCCTTGCTCCTCTCGTTGTTCTCCGCTTCGCGCAGCGCCTTGAAATACGACGTCGCCGCCTCGACGATCGCGGAGAGAATCGCGTTGTCTTTGGTCGGATGCTCGGCCCACTTGGCGATTCCGCAATGCCTGCCGGTTGCTGTGAACGCGGTGATCGCAGTTTCTCCATACGCCAAGCTCAACCGGCATTCGCCAATCAGCTTGCCGCCGTCGTGCCACTCGCGTCGCCATCGCGGTAGCGAATGAGGGCTGAACCCGCCGGTCGCATCCCGCCTGGTCGGGTAGAGCGGGGTAAGCCTCGTCATCGACTCGATGCCCGGCAGCCGCACCTTGTAGTAGCCTTTGGCCTCTGCCAGTTCGGCCTCTGCTTTTAACAGCTGCTGCAGGTATTCCCGGCTGTTCGGGTCGATTCGTTCCGCGCTCATTTCCTCGTCATCCTATTTACCTGACGCTCCGCCTCTACCAGGTGCCAGCACAGCTCGCGCCTGATTTGTTCCGGCGATGGCGGCGGCGTCCTTTCCCGATGGCGCTTGGCCATGTATTCCCTCACGGCGTGCTTCGACGGGTGATTCGATTGCATGGCTGCCTCCACTGGTGTGATTGCCGCGTTGTTTACTCATATTAGCCTAAGGCTAAACTTCGAGTCAACAATAAATTTAGCTTCAGGCTAAAGTGTGAAAATTGAAGTAGAGGGCACGTCCTAAGCGCGGTGGCAATTAGGTGAGGAGTAGCAGTGGCTGGGTGAGATGTGGCTGCTCCCAAGTCTGGAGTTCAGCTTACGTCAGTGTTCAATACAGATGCACGACATATATTGACGCGATCTAGTTGTAATGTGGAAAGCACTGAGGGGAGTACCGTTGCGGCGAAGGTCGTTTCGTGGCGAGGTAGTAGGGAGGGGATTAGCGCGCAAGACAGCTGATCGCCCGGGCGGTCTTAGCCAGAGAGTGCGTCGCTTGTGGCTGCTGAGCGACAGCTGTTGCATCGAGGTGAAACAGTCTGTAAATATCGCCTCGGAGCAGATTTCTATAATGTAATTTTCGACGGAAATTTATTCCGAATGTAACTAAATGATCAAGTTACCGCATCAAGGATTTTACGAAGAGTGGAATTGACGTCATCAAGTTCGGAGCGGATCTGGCCGAGTTCGTTCTCACGCAGCCTGGTGACTATATGGGCGTTGAGCGACTGCCCATGGCGCGATGCTTCCCGCGATAGGTGTTCGTAAAGGTCACGCGGAAGTCGCACGGTGAGTTTGGCGTATTCGTCTTGACTTTTTGTTCTTCTGGGCGGATTCGGCATCGCCCTATTTTTTCACTTGCCGAGACTTCCAGGGGTGGAAGTGCCACCATGTTGGTGGCATCATATAGATGAATGTGTGGAAATTTGTGATTTTTATGCCGGCTGCGAGGTGGTAAATTGCGGTGTTGCGGGGATTCTTTGTAGGAGGATTCCTACCATGTACATTGTGTTTTGCGCAAGGCTCGTTAAGATATGGTAATGATGACGGAGAACGCGGAAGAGGAGCAACTGCTGGCGGCTTACAGGGCATCAGACGAGCGCGGAAGAAGTACGACGCTCGCTCGCGCAATTCTGACGTCAGTTGATTACCCCGAGGTCAAGCAGCCGGTGCGTCTATCGCTTGTGCGAAGCAACTTCAGCACTAGTCCGATCAGCCTCGATGCGGCCTGAGTTGAATATTTCCCGCTTCCCGCGTTCGTCTGATCGGCGGTAAAGGTCAAGAAGGGCTATTTCGTCATCGTATGCCAGGATCATTCTGGTTTCGCGCTCAGGCGGAGTAATCACCGCCAGCTGAGCCCCGGCTTGGCCTGCTGGATGCTCCTTATCCATCCAGCCGACCGGCTTGTTTGTCGCCTTCTCGATCCGACGGCATGATGCCGTGGCGATTCCTCGCGGCTTCCCCGTGCCGCTGTTTTGTGATGCATTTAGCCACTGGCTGAACTGCGAAGCGCTACACCCGATCGCACTCACAACTGCGGCGGCCGACCCGTACTCATCAACGAGGGCCTGCAGGTTGTCGCGTCGTATCTGGTCAATTGTTTTCATCCCAATATTATTTAGCAATTAGCTAAAAAGCGATATCAGCAGAAGGCTAAACTTTTTCTTGCGCAAGACTTTAGCCTTAGGCTAAACTGAGCGCATGAACCTTTCCCAATACCTCTCCGAAGAGCGCGGCCGGCTGACAAAGCTTGCGAAGGCCATTGGCGCCCATCCGCCCGACGTCTACAAGTGGTCAACCGGAGAACGACCGATTCCTATTCGATTCGGTGCCTCGATCGAGCTCAAGACCGGCGGCATGGTGACCCGGCGCGAGATGTTTCCCGAAGTTTGGCAAACGATTTGGCCAGAGCTGGCCACCAAAGAGTCGCCGAATCGAGGCCGGCGCAGACCGCAAAGCGTATCCAGCATCGCGCAATAGGGCTTTGTGCTGTGTCAACAGGAGTAGCGTGCGGCGCAAGCAAGCAGGGATGGTGAGGGCAGTCGGCACGCAGATCTCCAGCAGTAATTGATGAGTGTTGCCAGATTAGATTTCAAAAAGGAAAAAGTCATGTGGAACGAAGCACACAGCAAGACGGTCATCGGAATCCTTCGCGACGAGTTCGAGGCCTTCCGGCGTGAGCAGGGTTGGAGCCGCGAAGCCCTGGCGCTGCACATCGTCGATGCGCACGTTTCGATTGGCGCTGATCGCTTGACGGGAGTCGAATTTGACTCGGGCAGCAAAGATGCTTTCACCCAGGCTAAGGCGCACTGCGAGCGCATTAACCGCTGGCTCGATGACGTCAACAAGGATAACAACCTGCTCGGCTCCAACATGCTGCCGACGATGCTCGCAGCGCTGCCGGAGAACCGTCGCCTTCACGTGCTGAACCAAATTCTCCGTCCACTCGGTGTCGCGGCCCGTATCGCTGACGAGCTGCCCGACGACGCGGCGATCGATCCCAGGGATGACCTGAAGTCTGTCGCCAAGGAGAGCAGCGAGGCAGTCGTTGCGCTGGCCGACGTGCGCGCGGACGCACCAGTTGAGGTACTCCAGACCGCGCTTCGCGAGGTCGAGGAGGCCGAAGAGGCAAGCCGCCGCGCGGCGCGCGACATCCGCAGCATCATCGCTCGCGCCGGCAGGTCGGCCGTGGCAAAACTGCGCTCGGTCGGCTGACCGTTTGTTTTGCGCGGTGCGCACCAAGAGCGCTCCCCATTAATTACACAGTACCACCAGGGAAGTCCACAACCTTAATCAAGACCAAGAAGGAGATCGAAGATATGTCAATGAGCAGCGCAGCTACCGCAAAGGCGGAGTGGATGAAAGAAAACCTGAAACAGGGCGAAATCTATGCCGGTCTGCTTCTCGGCGTGGAGGGCCAGCCCGACCACCATCTGATTCTGTTGCCGGGAGAGGCGGGCTCGGTGACGTGGGAAGAGGCGAAGAAATTCGCTGCAAAGGCTGGCGGCGGGCTGCCGACGCGCCGCGAACAGGCGCTGCTGTTCGCCAACCTGCAGCGCGAGTTCAAGTCGGACTGGTACTGGTCAGGCGAGCAGCACGCTGCCCTCGCCGGCTATGCCTGGGTTCAGGACTTCAGCTACGGCGGCCAGCTCTCCAGCAGCAAGTCGGCCAGGCTTCGCGCCCGCGCGGTCCGCAGATTCGCAATTTAACCATTCATCAATTTCGGAGACTGACATGACGACAGCTACTGCAACCAATGGTTACAACCCGAACCACCTGCTCGACGAACTGATTGGAAAGCTGCAGCTGAAGAACGACGCCGCGCTGGCGCGCAAGCTCGAAGTCGCACCGCCGGTGATCAGCAAGGTACGTCACTACCGTCTTCCGGTCGGCGCCTCGCTGCTGATCCGCATGCACGAAGTGACGGGCATGAGCATCCGCGACCTGCGCAACCTGATGGGCGACCGCCGCGACAAGTACCGCCCGGTCGACGCGTCGACCTTGGCCAGAGTGGCTGCGTGAGCGGGGTGCGGCCCGATGGGGCGCCACTGCCGGCAGAACCAGGACACGTGATGAGCAAGAAGAAGTACGAAGAACTGCACCAACAGCAGCAGAAGTAGAAGGAGCCTCGCTGCCACGAGGCCCTTCGATCCAACACCAGGGAGAACACGATGAAAAGAATACCACCGCAACCCAGTCCCTCGGCGGGGCTTGTGGCACGTTCCACATACCTGCGCATCGCGCTGAGCGGACTCACATGGCACCAGGCGCAGCGCGCGATCGAGCGCGCGCAGACTACCGCAGGCCAAAGCCCGAAGGTGCCGGCATGAGCGCGAACGATCTCCCGGCTTTCCTGCGCCAGCAGGTCGAGCTCTTCCCGGCGAAGCGAGCGGCAACCGATCTGGCGCGCCAGTACCTGGCCAGGCTCCCGCAGCAAACCGTGGCGGAAGGCGACGTCGAACTGCACGAATGCGTCGCGCACCTGTCCGGCGTACTTGCTGAGATCGACGAGCACGGGCCGCTCGGCTACGTGCGCCGCGGCGCCATCGACAATCTGAAAAGGGGCGGGGCTGGCGTCGTCTGCGTCACGTCAGAACCGTTTGGCCCGTGGGCGCACCCGATCTATTCGACGCCGCCGGCGTCGTCCCAGCTGCTTAGCGCAGTCACTGCGTTCGCATCGAAATACCTGGCGGAAGAGCGCGACCATCCAGAGCTCTGCGCGAGTAGCGAGCATTACCGTGACGTGCTGGCGCTGTTTGCGGCGATCGCGGCAGAAAAGTGGGGTGCGGCATGACTCGCACGGAAAGCCGTATTGCCAACCTGCGCCGCCTAATCGATGCAATGCGCACTGGGGAGATGGTGGTCAGCGCTGCGGCCGGGCTGCTCGGCGTGAGCTCCAGGTCCGCGCGCCGCCACTTCGAAGTGCTCGAGGCGGCAAACGTAGTCTCGCTCGCGCGCCGTTTGCCGGCGGCCGTGCCGGGTGCTGTTGGTGCGCCCGTGTTCGCGCTCGCGGCCGAGGAGCGGGTGATCGAGTCGTTCCTGGCAAAGGTGGTGACGCCGGAGCCACAGCCCCAGAAGCTGCCGAGCGATCCACGTCGGCACTTCCACGTGCTGCGCCACGACGCGTATTACGCGATCCGTGTCCGCTCC